TTTTTAATTAAAGTATTATAATCATAATTAAAATATCCTTCATTGTAATCATTATTAACATAATTTTTATTCATATTAATTATTACACTATTATTTCTTTCTTCATATAAATTTTCAATTTCATCAAAAATAAATAACTCTTCTATTTCACTTAATTTAATTGAATATTTAAATAAATTTTTATCATTTATAAATTTATAAATTATATTATCACATAATATTTGATTATGTTCTAATAAAACATAATTATCTATTAATTTATCACTATCTATTTCATAATCAAATATTAATCCTTCTACATCATAATTAGAAGATGTTACATTATTAGAAGAAGAATTTATATTATCACCATCAAAATCATATGATGATAACATACCACCATTTAATGAATTATTAAATTTACCACCACGTCGTGGTGGTGGTGGTGGTGGTGGTGGACGAGGTGGTGGTGGACGAGGTGGTGGTGGACGAGGTGATTGTAGTGGAGATGTTGATGAATCAAATGATTCATCTGAATAATTATAATTATCATCTTCTTGATATTTGTATAATGAAACACCAACAATATTTTTACTTTTTTTAAGAAATGAAAATTCAGATGAAATATTATCTATATTTTGTATAATACCTTGTTCATTAATTAATAAATTATTAAGTTCAGAATTTTTATTAATTAATTTAATATCATTTGTCTGAATTTTTGTTAAAAAAGTTTTATTCTTACATAATTCATCATTTAATTTTATTATATAAAATATTTTTATAATATAGTTAATCAAGTAATTAATATCATTTGATAATATATTTATATTTTCATCTTCAATATTATTTACAGTAAATATAATATTTTTTAAATAATATAAACATTTTTTAATATAATCATACATATTTAAATTATTAGAATCAAATAACATTATATTATATAATTTATTATCATAATATGTTGTAGTATTATATTGAAATATTTCTTCTTCTTCATCAAATTTTTCAATGTTATCATTCAATATATCAACATTTATATTTACATTTAATTCATTAATATTAATATTTTTATTTACTTTCATTATTTTTATTAAATAATTAATTATTTTATCCCAAGCTTCTCCATTAAGATTAAGTTTTTTATAATTATATAAATAGTAAAAAGTTAATAATATAATTATAACAGATTCTTTATTTTCTTTTGGAAATAATTCTGTTAATTCATTAATTTGTTTGTGAAAATTAAAACTATTTTCATCAAATTTACTTTTGATTTTTTTATATTCATTAATTTTATGATTAATATAATATTTTTTATTTAATAAAAATGTATTTAATTTATTTTTAATTTCTTCTATTTCTTCTTCATTTGATGATACACTATTAAAAGTTTGATCATATTCTGTTTTATATTCCTCGTTATCAAAAATTTCATTACAAAATTTACATATATTATCTATTAAATAATCACTTGAATCTTTTAATAAATGATGACTACAATAACATTCTTGATAATTATATTTTGAAAGATATTTTCCAACATATTTTTTTAAATTAATTACAATACTTTTAATCTTATCTTTATTATCTTTATATTTTTTAAATATAGTTTCTTCAAGTAATGGATTTATATATTTTTTAATATAATTATTCATATTTTTATTATTTAAAAATTCCATACTATCTTCATTAAATTGTTTATTATAATCGTTACTTTTTTCAATTATTTTATTAAATTCAAGTAAATTTATATATATTTCATTTCTAATTATAAATGAATTTCTATAACTAACACAATTATTATTAACAAATTCTTTTATTTTTTTTATTCTTGATACATCATTAGTATCAGTATTTAAATTATTTTTATCTTCATCAAATTTATTTGAAATATTATATACATTTTCATTTTGTACATTTAAAATTTTATCAATAGATTTAAATTGATATTTAATATCTAATTCAATAATATTACATAATTCAATAGATTTTTGTAATGAATATAACATTATCCAAGCACATTCTTCATCATTTAGACATTTTAATTTATTTTTACAATATGGTAAAATTTTATTAATAAAATCTTTAGTTTTAGAATCTTTTTGATATTTATCAAATACATAATTACATTGTTTAAAATTAGTAATTTGATAATTAAATAATTTAATTCTTATTTCATCAAGTTTATTATCAATATTTTCATTACTAGTGAAATTTAACTTAAAACTATTTATGAATGTATCTTTATCTTTATTTATAGTATAATTATTATAAATAGTTGAAAATTTTTCTAATAAATCTTCTAATTTATTAATAATATTTATATTATTTTGATTTTTAAAATTTTTACATTTTATATATTTTTCTGAACTTAACACTCTACTAGTGTATGGTTTAATAATTTCGATTGTTTCATAACAATTATTTAATATATAAATTAAATATTGTGTAATATTAGTATAAAAATCATTAATTTTAAGAACAAATATACCGCCTACATTTTGTGTTTTTATTGCTGTTAAAATTTCACCCATATATAAAATAGAAAATTCTAATTCATCTATATTAGCATTATAATCAACTACATTAAAACCTCCATCAGCTGTAATTATGTCAAATTTTTGTTCATTTAATAATGATACACTTCCATTAATAATATTTGTATTCATTAAATTACCAGACTCTTCATCAATATTATCATCACTTTCATATAATTTAAATGCATTTTTATCTTCTAATTTTATAATCATTTTTGAAGCATGTTTTTCCATAAAGGTTGATTGATTTATTAAATCAGCATCATATTTTGTAATTACAAAATAATCATCATCAACATTCCATTCTTGATTATTAAATTTATAATATAAATGACTACAAGTATCTATAAAACCACCAGGTGCTTCTGCAAGAAATAAAAACTTAGGATTATTTGTAAATTGTGTTTTTTCATTATATAATATTTCCCATAATTTATTAGAAGCACGACTACCTTCTATTTTACTATATAAAGTAATATCATCAATTAATTCATATGGATTATAAAATGTTTTAATACATTTTTTTATATTATTTTCTCCATTTTCAAACCATTTATTTTTTTCTGCATCAATTTCATCTTTCATTTTTTTTGATATAAATATTGATTCAAATTCTGATTCATTAATATCTAAAATATCTGAATTATTAACTAATGAAGGTAATATATTAGACATTTTATGATAATTTGATTTAGGAATATATAATTCTTCATCTATTTTAATCTTAGTATTTTTTATATTTTCTTGACATTTTTCTTTTTTATTTCTATTTTCTACTAAATCGTTAATATATTCTTTTATTGTATCATCAAAGTTTTCTTTAGATACACTAGAAGTATCTATTATTATTTTATGTCCATCATCAGTATGAACATCTTCTTCAATTTTTGTTAATTCAATTTTAATAACTTCATTTTTTTTTAAAATATAAAGTATTTTTTCTAAATTAGTTAAATTATTAGTTCTAGTTATTTGTTCATTAACTGAATTAATTGAAGTAAAAGTTCTTAATTCTGTAATTATTTCTTCTATTTTAGATATATTTATTTCTTCAAGATTTAATGATATATCTTTTAATTCATAATATATATTTTCTTTTTTTTGTTCATTAATTAATATTTGTTCATTTAATAATTTAATATATTCATCTTTATTTAACTCTATTATTCTTCTAAAATTATCAAATTTAGTATAAAATAAAGAGAACATTTTTTCGTCTAATGACTTATTATCTATAAATTTATTACATAATTCATTTATTAAATTTTTATTTGATGAATTATTTAAAATTTCAAAGAAATCTTTTAGATATAATGTATATGGTTTAACTGATTGTTTTTTTAATATTTCTGACAAATTTAATTCATCTGATAATTCTATTTCTTGTTTAATTACATCATTATCATTTAACTTATAAATAAATAATTCTTCTTCTTTAAAATCTAATTTACTATTTTTATTTTTATTTTTATAATTTAAAATTGATAAATTTAATATATTAAATACTTCATTATATACATTATATGATAATGAATTTATATTATAATCATAGTAATTTAAATATTTATTTAATATATTTAAATTTAAACATTCTGTTTTTTTATAATTTTTAATATTTTCAATTACATTTTTTAATGAAATATTATTCCATTCATTATTAATTAATATTTTATTATTACTTAATATTTCATTATTTAAATGAAAATCTAATTTATTATTAAAATCACCATTAATATTTAATGAATTATTTTTATTAGATGTTGATAAATTTTTTAATAAAGTATTATTATCACCTAAAACATCTAATCTTAATTCTTCTTTAATTGGATCATAATAATAATATAAATAATTATCATTATATTTTTTTTTTCTTATATATTCATTTTTAATACATATACGTGATTCTATACTTAACATATCATTTTCATAACTATTTAATCTTAAAACAAATGAATCATTATTGCTTTTAAAAATATCTTTTCTATTAATAATTAAATCTTCATCTTTAATTCTATACATTGATTGATAAGGACAATATTGAATTACTTCATCTACAGATTCATATGTATTTTGTATGTAATTATTATAAATTATATCTTCATCTTTATTATAATTTTCTTTATTATTATAATAATTATTTTCATATTTTAATTCATCAAAAAAGTTTGTACATATAGTATCTTCTTCTTTAATTTTATAACCATAAATATCTTCGTTTGTGTATTTGTAATTATATATTTTAATATCAAATTCATTCAATACTTCTGAATCTTCTTCATCGTATTTTTTATCTTTTTTACTATCAATTATTTCATTAATTTTTTTTTTGCTTAAATTAAATTTATTAATTAATATATTATTAATATTTTCTTTTAAACTTTTTGAATTATCAATTATATTATCATTTTTTAATATTTTATTAATTATATAAATAATATGATTAATATAAACATCATCACCATTATATTTAAATTCATTCATTTCTAAATTAAAATTGCTTTCTTCTTCTATTAATAATTTTTTTATAAATAAATTAAAAATTTGTTTATTAAGAAAACTTATTTGACCATAATTAGCAATATTTATTACATGACCTATATTTTTTATTTTATCATTTTCAAATTCAGTATGATTAATATATTTAATATTATCTTCAATAACAATTGGAACAATCCATTTTTTATTATAATTATTATTATTATATTCTTTTCTAATTTTGCTTTCTAAATTAAAATCATAATCCAATTCTTGTAATTTTAAAATTTTATTTTCTATGTTAGTTTTTTTTACATTTATATTGTTATTATCTATAATGTTATCTAATTCTACATTAATGGAATTATTATTTAATACTAAATTAGTACTCTTATAATACTCTATATCTATATCTTTTATATATATCTCCATATAATAAATTAATACATTTTAATTTAATATTAAAAAATATTATTAATTATATTTTTTTGTATTATATTATTATAAATAAATGACTGATTATAAATATTATAAATTAAAATATTTAAAATATAAATATAAATATTTACAAAAACAAGGTGGAAGTAACTATGAAAGTTTTATTGATAATAGAACTAATAGAAAATATTATTATAATAATGAAACAGGAGAAACTACTTGGGAAAAACCTAATAATAACTGTAGAAAATCTTCTAAAAAAAAATGTATTAAAAATAATAATTGCACTTGGATTAAATGGGATTCTGATAAACAATCTGGCTCTTATTGTAAAAAAAAATCACAAAAATCTTCAAAAAAATCCTCAAAAAAGTCTTCAAAAAAATTTTCAAAGAAGTCTTCAAAAAAAATTAATAAAATAAATAATATTTTATTTGATGATGAAGAAGATAGTTATGAACTTGATGATGATTATATTTTTGATGATGAAGAAGATTATGATGAAGAAGATTATAATGAAGAAGAAGATGATGAAGAAGATTATAATGAAGAAGAAGATGATGAAGAAGACGATGAAGAAGATGATGAAGAAGAAGATGATTATTTTTTAAATGATGAAGAAGATGATAATGATGATGATGATAATGATGATGATGATAATGAAGACGATGAAGAAGACGATGAAGAAGATGATAATGATGATGATGATAATGATGATGATGATAATGAAGACGATGAAGAAGATGATGAAGAAGATGATGAAGAAAATGATGAAGAAGATAAAGAAGATGATGAAGAAGATGATGAAGAAGATGATGAAGAAGATGATGAAGAAGATGATGAAGAAGATGAAGAAGATGATGAAGAAGATGATGAAGAAAATGATGATGAAGATGATAATGAAAGACAGTTAAGGCAATTATACTTTTTATCATTATTACAAAATCAAAATCAATCATCAAACTCATTATTACAAAATCAAAATCAATCATCAAACTCATTATTACAAAATCAAAATCAATCATCAAACTCATTATTACAAAATCAAAATCAATCATCAAATATGAATCCATTAAATATTGGACAATTATTTAATTTTGATAATGTTTTAGATGAATCATTTAATCAACCAATAAATGATTATAATGATACAAATTATAAATTAGATGAAAATGCAAGTTATGATGATAGTGAAATACGTGAATTAACACAACTTAAAAAAAATTTAACTTGTACATCAACAGGTTTTCAAATAACTATTGGTGATTTTTTAAATGATGAAGATGATGAAGGTAAATTTATACTAATTGATTATTTGAGTGGACGTTATAAATTATATGGTTTAACATTAGAATCAATTAATAAATCAATAAAATCTGATTCAACATTGTTAATTTATGAAAATAATAATGTAAAATATATTAATATAGGTGATTTTATAGGAAGGTCAGATATATTTATACAAATTCCAAATGAATTAATAGATGAAAATGAATTAAAATATAAATTATCACAATATGTTTTTAAATTAGAAAAAGAATCAGATGAAAAAATAACTTTTAGTAACTCTAAAAGAACAAAAGAAGGTTATATATATAAAATAACAAATTTTTATCAATATAATGATTTAACACAAAATAATACATCAATTGAACCAAGTGATTCATTATCACCAAGTGATTCATTATCACCAAGTGATTCATTATCACCAAGTGATTCATTATCACCAAGTGATTCATTATCACCAAATGAAATAAGACAAACAACATGGACTCATAATTGTAATGAATTACAAATAAATGAAGAAAAATTAAAATTATTAAAAGAAAATTTAGAAGGAATTATTAATTATTTGAATAAAAAAAAACAAAATCCTGTAGTTAATGATATTTTAAATAGTTTTAAATCATTAGATATTAATGAACTAAAAAATGCAATGACTTGTGATGTTTTTCGTAATAAGTTTGCAAGTTTAGTTAAAAATTTATATTCAATTAATTTAAAAAAATATATAGAACAAAATTTAAAAGATAAAGATGATAGACTAGAAATAGAAAAAGAAATTGAAAATTTTTATGAAAATATTGAATTAATGATTCATTTATTACAAATAGAATTAAAACTTGAAAAAATAAATAATCCAGATTATGTTGAACAAAATTCAGAATTAAATATGAATCGTAGTTATTCTAATTTATCAAATTTATCTTCATCAACTTCTGGAAATAGATTCTCTAGCATGCCTTCTAGTCCTGAACATGATTGAATTAATTAATGTTTTCTAATAAATTATTAATTAAATTTGATAAATTTTCATATGTTTCTTTACATAAGTCATTAAAATAACTTTGATCAAAACCATCTTTGAATTGAATAGTAATTAATATTGTATTAATTAATGGATGTATTTTTCTATATCCAATATAAGTTATAGTATTATTTATTTTTTTATCATAATATTCTAAATATGTTTGTAATAAATATCCAATTCCATCATCTCCATTTATAATTTCAATATCTATTGCTTTTTCAACTTTTAAACTGTCTTTTATATTAATAAATTCATTTTTAGTATTATTATAAAAATATTTTAATATTGATAAATTATGATATAAACTATTATCTACATTTTCAATTAATAATTCATTTAATGATTGTTTTAAAATATATAAAGGACTACAAAAACCAATAGTTTCATATTCTAATACATGAATACGTTCTTCTTGATTTAATATTCCTTTATAATATCTTTCACCTTCTTCAATGATAAAATCATTTAGATCTTTATCACCACAAACATCTATGATTTTATCATAGTCTAATTTACAATAAGTTCTTGTAGCACATACAGGAGAATATTGAATATTATGTTCTTTATCAGTTTTAACAGAATTATATGTTAAATTCATATTCATAGTAAATTCTTCATTATTTTTTAATTTAGTAATTATATTATAATTTCCTTTATATGGTGTAAATACAGTATCTCTTAACTTTTCATAATCTTTATTATCATCTAATAACGATTTTAATTTATTTAATAATTGTATATTTTCAATAGGTTTATCTAAATTATGATTATTAATTTGAATATTATTTTCTGTAATATAACCAGGATTATTTTCGTAATTTACTTTAATTTGAAATTGTAATTGTTCTATTAAATTTTTTTTATCTTTAATTAATTTTTGAACATCTTTAATTTGTAATATATCATTTAAATCATCTTCTGATAAAACTAAATATAATAAACCTAATATATTTACTGGTAATAAACTTACACGATGTGATAACATATCATCATTTAAACTTGAATTATTATTATCAACAATAATTTTTGGATTTTCTATTTCTCTATTTACATAAACAAAACAAAATGTAGATACATTAGAAATAACATATTTACGTAAAATATTCATAAAAGATGTATCAATATAAAATTGTTCATTTTGAGTTAATATACATTTCATTTTATTAGGTTCATTTAGATTATTAATTAATTTTATAATTCCAGTCATTTATAATTATATATAATATTTAATAAATCATTTTTAAATTAATATAAATTATTTTTTAAATATTTGTATAATATATGAATATTAAAGAATTAAATAATAAAATTAACTCATTAAGTAATAGTAAATTTAAAAAATTTCAAAATAATATTAATAATTGTTTATTAATAATATCTGATTTATTTAGTAAACAAAAAGGAGGAATTAATAATAATTTTATTGAAAAAACTTTAAAAAAATATAATATAATTACTAATACAAATAATATTAATTTAATTAAAAAAGAAATGCTAAAACTAAATAATAATATTAAAGGTGGAATGAAAACTGCTCTAAATATAGGGAAAGGTTTAGTATTAAGTGAAGTAGGTGAAGAAGATGGATTATCATTTACTGATATATATGATGTAATAATAACATATAAAGGTCTTATTTTACAATTTATAGAAAATAGATGGAAATGGACTGAATGGTTATTTATGGGAATAAATATTATTTTGTATATAATTGGTGCTTTTTCACCAATTGTATTAGCAACAGGAGTTAATTTAATTAGATTTTTAATGAATGGTTTAAGAAATGATAAAGTATCAATGATATTAGATGCCATAACTATATTAATACCTATTTCAAATTCAATATTTGTATTACCTTTTTCATTAGTAAGATTTTTAAAACAATCATTAAAAAAAATTAAAGATGAAAATATTAATTTGGCTGATTCAGGTTTATTAAAACCATTATATAATAAAGGTGATGAAGCTGCTTTAAAATTATATAGAAAAGAAAATCCAGGTAATTTTGATGAACAAACAAAAAAATGGAATGAATTATCAGAATATGAACAAAATAAATATGTTTTAAGAACAAAAGAAAAACCTAAATTAATTAAAAAAACAAATACAAATAATACATCAAAAAAAATTAAAAAAGGTGGTAATTTAAACAATGATTATTTTGTTCATTATTTAAAATATAAAAGAAGATATTTAAATGAAAAATATTTAAATAATTAACTAAACTATTAAATTGTTAATGTATTATGAACATCTATTAATTTTTTTTTTATTTGTTTATAATTAAACTTAACTTCCATATTATAAAATTTACATATTTTTTTTACTCCATCTTTTTCACTTAATTTATCTAATTGTTCAATTAAATAATCATAATTATCTTTTATATGTTTTTGTAAAATAGAATTAAAACATTCAAATCCAACAGGAGTATTCTTTATCATTTTTATAATACCAATATTATAGTTTTCATGATTAATTATATCAGTATAATCATTTACTCTTTCACTATTTTCATTTTCAAAACCTGGTTCATTATGTAATGGTTTATCAACAAATACTAATGATTGAATTGATAATAAAACTGTTGATATTGAATTACAAGAAGTCCAACTTGGACCTGACCAAGTATTAATTATTGATAAACATACTTTACCATTTACATATAAATTTGGATTAAATCTTACATTATTTCCTTGTGTATGATATTTAACAATTGGTGGAACAAAAGGATATTTTTCTGGAATATTAATGCTAAAAAAGTAAAAACCATTGTGATAAGGTGTATCTTTTGGTCCTATCATTAATATTTTAATATTATAAATATCATCATCAGTAAAAAAATGATAAATACCATGACTTTCTAATGACTTTGTTTGTAAATCAGTAATATCTTTAATAATCCTTTTTATATTAATATTATCCATATATAAAATATATAATAATTATTATTTTTAAATAATTTTATATTTTAGAAAATTATATTAAATAAATTAAATTTAATTAAATAAAAAATAAAACTATAATAAAATTAAATGATTATACTTGATTTTAAATATTAAAATAAATATTTTATTAAAAGAGATAATTTAATAATATTATTTTAAAGATAAATAAAATATTATATTTAAAATATGACATCTAATTTAATTGATTATAATTTTGAAAATAAAATAAATAATTGTTCTGAACAAATTGAAATAGAAGCTAGTGTACAAAAGACTTTATTTTATAATTGGTTATATCAATTTTATAAATATGATAAAAATAATATTAAACATAAAATTACTCATACATCAATTGGAGAACCAACAGGATGTTTTTATATACCTGATGAAGATTTAAATATATTTAATAATAAATATTTTGAAACTTTAAAAAAACTTGAAAATACTAATTCTAAATTACATATGATAGAAATTCATAATGAATTATCACCTATTTTAATAGATTTAGATATTCATATTCCATTAGACTATTCACGAACATATGATTTTAATTTCATAAAAAATATTATAAATTTATATAATGAAATTATAAAAGCTAATATAGAAGTTAATGATGATGATTTAAAAGCATATATATTTGAAAAATCACATCCAGTTGAAAATAAAACTAAAACAAAATTAAAAGATGGAATTCATATAGTTTATCCATATATAATTACTAAACCAAATATTCAATATTTTATTAGAGAATGTATTTTAAGTGATAAAGATAGATTAAATAAAATTTTTGAAATTATTTCTCATAAAAATGAATACTCAGATATTTTTGATAAAGCAGTAATATTTGATGCTGGTTGGCAAATGTACGGTAGTTGTAAACCAAAAAGTTTAACATATAAATTAAAACATATATTAAATAGTAATTTAGAAGAAGAAGAAATTATTTATGATATAAATTTAATTGAATTATTATCAATAAGAAATAAAACAAATGAAAATAATATTATTTTAAATGAAAAATTAAATAATTATTTAAAAAAAAATGAAAATACTAAAAAAAAATCAAAGAAAAAGAAAATTCATTCTTGTATTACTGATTATACTATACTTGGAGAACCAGGAAAATATGAACATTTAAACAAAATAATTATTCCTTGTATAGATTTATTATCAAAAAATCCAGATATTATTAATAAATACGATGAATGGATTCAATTTGGATGGATATTACATAATATTCATAACATAAAAGATAATAATTCTTGTGAAAAAGATCCTATATTACTAAATAAATGGATTGAATTAAGCAAAAAATCAGAAAAATATATTGAAGGAGACTGTGAAAATAGATGGAATCAAATGGAAGACAGAGGTTTAGGACCTGGTACATTATTTATGTTAGCAAAATTATTTAATCATGAAGAATATTCTAATATAACAAGAAAAAGTATTATAGAAGAAGTTTTTAGTGCATTATTTAAAAAAAAAGTTTATGCTGATTATTATATATCTGAATTAATATCAGCTGTTATAAATGGTATTAATAAAGATTGTATTGATGAATTAAATATAGTATATACTAAATATCAAAGTAAAGAAAAATGGTTTGAATATAGAGAAGATTTACATAAATGGGTCATTGATGAAGGTTCAGATGGAATATGTTTAAGACAAAAATTACCAACAGTAATTTGTAATATAATTGAGGAAAAAATAGATGAAATGGAACAATCTAGAAAAATAAGTGATGATGATATGATGAAAGAACTATTAGAAAAAAGAATTAAATTACTAGAAAAATATAAAGAAAAATTATTAAATAGTAGTCCACAAGATAGTATAGTTAAAATGGTAAAAACTAATTATTTAATTGTTAAAAATGATAATTTTATAAAAAAATTAGATACAAATCCATTTTTAATTCATTTTAATAATGGAGTATATGATTTAAATGAATTACAATTTCGTAAAGGACGAAGAGATGATTTATTAACTTATTCTACAAATATAAATTATGTTAAATACGAACAAGATTCATATGAAATTAAATTAATTGAACAATTTATATTTTCTATATTACCAGAAAAAGATGTAAGAGATTATACATTAACTATTTTATCAAGTTGTCTTAGTGGTGATACTAGTAATGAAAAATTTCATGTATTTATTGGTGGAGGTGGTAATGGTAAATCAAAATTATTAGATTTAGTAAAAGCAATTTTAGGTGATTATTATTGGTTAATGAATGTTCAAGCTTTAACAGGAAAAAGAAATAATTCAGCTAATGCAGATCCTGAATTATCATTAACAGAAGGAAAAAGAATGATATTATTTCAAGAAAACGAAACAGGTGAAATAATTAATACATCAAAAATGAAAGAATGGACAGGTGGTGATGAAATTGTTGCACGTGCTTTATATGAAAATTCAAAAGTTATTAAACCACAATTTAAATGTTTTATGACATCAAATAATATACCTTCATTTAGTTCTAATGATGATGGTGTATGGAGAAGGGCAAGAATGATACATTTTAAAACTAAATTTGTTGATCCAAAAGATTTTGACGAAGATAAGGTTTATGAAGAAGGTAAAATTAAAGATATTTATCATTGTTTAAAAGATAGTAATTTAATTAATAATGTTATGCAACCTAATGTTATTGAAGCTTTTGCTTACTATTTAATAAATAATTATTATAGTCAATATTATCAACTTATGAAAAAATTTTCTAATATTCCTGAACCTAAAGCTGTAACAGAATATACTGATATCATAAAATCTGAAAATAATATTGTAAGACAATACTTTAATGAAAGAATATCTTTTAGTTTAAATAATAAACCAACTATTAAATTTAAAGATTTATGGGATAACTTTTTAAGTTATCTTGATGAATTTGGAGAAAAAAATTCTTATAAATCAAAAGCAAAAACTATTAGACCTGAAATGCAAAAAATATATGAAGAATTAATATATACTAAACTAAATAAAAAAGAAAAAATACAAACTAAACTAAAACCTTTATTATATATTAATTTTATTAATACAGATGAAAATGAAGATAATGAAGATAATAATTATTAATAATTTATTTAAAAAAATATATTACAATATTAATAAACATGATTAATAATAATAATGAAAACAATAATGAAGATAATAATAAAAATAAATTATGTTTTAATATAAATGAAATAAAACTAATACAAAAAAATATAAATATAAATAGTTCTGATAATTTTTTTAATGAAGAAATTATTATATTATATCAAAAAATTAATAATTTTATTAAACAATATTATAAAAATAAATAATTTATTATATTAATTGTTCTACTTCTTTAGTAACAATAAATTCATAATTATCAAATCTATTTACAAATTCATTTATCATATCACTAAATCCATGTTCTTTCATTAATTCTATAATTTTTTCTTTTTTTTCTTCTTTTTTATCTATAATATTATTTAATACAAAATTTAATTTATTTATATCTATCATTTTAATACTATAATCACCTCTTTTATTAAATATATTTTTTCTTTTTCCAAATATATCACCTTCATCAATACTAATTACATTATTATCTTTATCAACTAATATATTTCTTAATATATTATCACTACTTCTAAATAATCCATCAAATAATCTAATTTTTAAACTATCATTAAATACATTATCATTTTTTAATAAAATCTTATTTTTAGATAAATCACCTATATTTTCATAATATTTCATCATACAATATATACAATTTTTATCATCAATTTTCCAATTATTTTTATAATTTTTAATTTTATTATCTAAACGAACAATACCTTTATTACTCTTAATTCGTATCATATTTAAATCAGTAATATCAAACATAGATTTTACTTTATCTAATAAAATATAATCTCTACCATAATTTAAACTTTTACTAAATTCTTTTAATACATATTCATTATTATTATATCTTATATGAATACAAGGTAATTTACTACTACATACACCTTCTTCAATTACTTTTATTAATTCAAAATTATTCCAATTAATCATTTCTAAATTATCTTCTAATTTTTTATCTTTTCTTTTACTTTTTCTGCTAACTTTTTTTTTAGTTTGATTAGTACTTTCTAATTTTTTCTCTATATAAAATTCTTTATATTTTATTCCATTTTCACCTAAATCATCTAAACATTCATCAACTACATAAGCACCTTCATTAGCAAATTTATCTAAACCATATTTTTTATTCACATGATAATCTTTTACAACATAATCATCAATTTCTATATTTTTTCTATCTTCAAAATAACTATTTATATCAATTTTATCATAATCACTATTATAATTATATCCCCAATCTATTTTATTATAATTTAAAATAAATATACAAATCCATACACCAAAATAAGGTCTTTCTTTTAAAGTTTTCTTAAAGAATATTTTTAAAGCAAATTTAAATATACTCATAAATTTACTATTATCTTTAAATTTATCTTCTATAATTTCCCAAAATAAATATACACCATCACATCTTCTATATCTTTTTCCAAATATACCTTCTAATTTATACATTTTATTAAATATATCAACAATTAATTCATTATTTTCTTCTATTGATTCTATTAATAATTCTCCTAATTTTAATAAATCATCTTTATCTTTATTTTTTTTATATTTTAAAACTTTATCTAATTTAACTTCATTATCATATTCTACATTATAAAATCTATAAAAATTATTCATATAACTACATATTCTTCCTCTTTTACATTTACTTACAATAAAACAAAATTCTAATAAACATTCTAATTTATCACTCCAATCTTCTAATTTTTCAATTTTTTCAATTTTATCTATTAATTCAATAAGTAATACACCATTAGAAATTGTAAATTCTTCCATAATTAATATTTTTAATCTATTAATTAAATTAGTAAATAAACTTTTACTTCTTAAACCAAATATTGCCATTTCAACTATACAATATTCTAATTTATCAAATACTCCCCTTCTAGTATATTTACATATACCTGACTTTAATACTTTACTACTAAATCCATTATAACTTTTATTATTAAATATACCACAAATCATATTATTTACTTTCTCATTATTAAGAATATTCATTTTAATTAATGAATTATCAAAATCATTTTTTCATATTTCTAATTTGAAATATTAATCCATCTATTGCTTTACTTTTGTTTATTTTATCAATATCTTTATTTAATAAAATTGAATTTTTTAATTTATTTATTATATATTTTTCATCTTTAAATTTTTTAAGTTTAATATCTTTAACAGCTATCTTATATAATTTTTTAACTAAATTCATTTATAATTAAATTATTTTTTATTTTATATATATATATATATATAATGGAAACTTATAAAAAAAAGTATTTTAAATATAAGACTAAATATTTAAATTCATCAAATAAATTAATAATAAATAATTTTAATCATAAAGGAGGAACAACAAATAGTGATTATGAATCTCTTAAAAACCTATTAATACAAACTGTAACTGATCCAACAAATTATCAAACATTTGTATCAAATTTTACAACATATTATGATTATAAAATAACTAAATATCAAGAATTAAAAACTTTAAAAAAAGCAAATAATGACAGAATTTTAAAATTAACTATACAAAATAAAAATAATTTAATTAATTCTCTTAAACAATCACCAAATTATGACGAAGATACATTAAAAAAATCAGTATTTTATTTCCCTAATCAAAGTATTGACGGTAATATTATACAAGTATATGATTCTAATTATAATTTATTAGTTTATGATTCTGTTATTAATGAAATACAAACTAAAAAAACAAACTTAACAACTAAACTTAAAAATGATATTCTTGAATTTATTGAAATGTGTGATAAACTTGATACAGCAGATATGAATAATGTAAGAATAGAAATTATAGAATACTTACTAAAAATATCAAAAGGAAGTATTAACATTAATACCTATATTCCATTTAATTTTATACTAACAGGTTATCCAGGAATTGGAAAAAGTTATAATGCTAATTCGATATCTAAATTGTTATCAAAAACAGGATTATTATGTAGAGACAACATAACTTATATAAAAAAACCTGATGTAATAGGACAGTATCTTGGACAAACTGCTCCTAAAGTATATAAAAAATTATCAGAATCATTAGAATCAATTATCTTTTTAGATGAAGCATATAGTTTTGCAGGACCAAAGGATGAAAAAAACGGTTTTGATAAATATGGTCAAGAAGCTCTTGATGCAATAACTGATTTTAATAGTGAACATCAAGGATTAATTAGTATTATTGCTGCAGGATATCCTATTGAAATGAAGACACAATTTTTAGATGTAAATCCTGGATTACCAAGAAGATTTCCATTAATAATTAAATTAAATAGATATAAAATATATGATATATTAAATATTACTATTAAAAAATCTATTTCACTTATACAAAATCTTAATACATCAGATAAAACTAAATCTGATATCGTACTTGGTACATTAATATTCATAGTTCAACTTGTAAGTAATTTTGATTTTAGTATAAATCCTAATATATATCAAGATATAATTGAATCAATTGATAGAATTTCTCAAGAAAATATTGAAATAATAAATGCAAGTAATATTACAGGTTTTAAAGGTCTTGTACATCAAATTATTTTTAATATTAGAAATTTAAATATAAAATATAATAATACAGATATTTTTCGCATTTTAACTATTAATATAAATAGATTTCCTTTTGATAATTTGAAAGGAAATGGAACTGGTTTAGAATGGTTTTTATTATGTAACTTGTTAAATAAAACTACTGATTTAAATGATGGTGATTTATTTAGTTTTCAAGCTTCTGACATAAATGAATATACTGAACTATATCTTAATACTATAATCTTAAATTATTTTAAACCTGGAGAAGAATTGGTACTTACAAAAGAGCTTTTTGAGGAATTATATTTTATTGTAACTACAAATATATTTAAACAAAAAAATATTACAATTGAATTTCCTAATGATAGTAATAGTATAAATATATTGGATCATAATAACTATATATCTTCTCTTATTGATAATTCAAATATAACAATAACAACTAAGGAACAATTTACAGAAATTTTATATCACCAATTATATAGTGAATATCAAGAAACAGTTAAATTAGAAGAAAATAAAAAATCACGCTTTTTTACTTTATTTAGTTTAAAAGATCTTAGAGATATGAAAAAAAATAAAAATGAATTTATTAATCAAGAAGAATTAAGCCTAGAACAAAAATATATTCAAGAATTAAATGAACAAATAAAAGAATTGAATGAAGATATAGTTGAACAATCAGTTGAATCACTAACAGAAAAAGAACAATTGCAACAACAATATACTCAAAAATTAATTGAACAAGAACAATATATTAAAAAATTGCAAAGAGAAATATTGCAAAAAGATATTAGTGAAGATTTATAAGATAGTTTATTACCAAAATCACATATTATAATAGAATTGTTATTATTACTAAAGTTAATATTATCTTAGTCATAATATTTTTTAACTTGGAAAATCATAAATTGTTTTACATATTTTACAAAAAGTATTTCTGTAAAATTTTAAAATCTCAAAATACTTTTTGAAAAAGCTAAACCTTAATTTCAAAAAACTAATTTAACTAATTTTTTATGGTAAGGTTTATTCTAAATTATATTTTCATTTTATCACAAAAATGTAGGTTCCTCAATTTCCCTCAATTTTTA